CCATTCGCAGGAAGAGAAGTAGGAATTGCAGTTGCTCCAGAATTGTTCTGTTGTTTAGCAACTCTATTGACTTTCTGAATTATAGTTGGATATGAAAAGCCAAACGTTAACACTAACGAATATTCTTCGTCAAATACTTCTTCAACTTCTGTTATCTTAGCTGAAACTTGCACTCCTAATTGATTGTCTTGAATAGTAATCAAATCACCTTTATCATAATCAACTCCAAATACATACTGCGTTTCTCCAATAACTCTAATTGTGGCTTCAAAGTTCTCAACCAACTTAGCGTCTGCTAAATACTGTTGTCCTCTTACGTTTAACATTTCATTGTATTCAGTTGAACCGATAACAACTTCTACATCATCAACTCTCATAGTATCTACTAGGTCTCTAGCATCAATGTACATTTCTCTTCTATTAAAGCCAGTAACTGATAACTCTCCAGAAGTTGAAAGTTTTCTTGCAATTCCTTCACCCGCACCAGCCACAAGAGCGGTTGTTTTAAGTTCTGATTTATTTGAGTAGTAAGAACTTTCAAGTATATCTTCTAAGTCTGTACTAAGTACCACTGGGTCAACTACAGCTTGTCCTATAGTTCTGTCTACACCACTTAAAACTCTAAATATAAGTTTAAGGTTTCTAGGGTCAAACTCTATCTCAAAGCCTAAGTTATTTGATATACCTAAATCTAGTAGAGCGTCATATACTTCTCCGCCTGTTTTCTGATAAGAAGATTGAGCACCGTAAACGCCTAACGATTCAATTTCTAAGTAAGGAATTACTCTATCTGCGTTTACTGGATGAATACAATTAGCATCTACTATCTCATTCATATAATCTGAAGGATAGCCTGCTGACCTTATGTAAGTTTCCCATATGATTCTAGTTGTAGCCAGCATCTCTAATGTCCTTCCTTTTATATTATATATCTTATATCCATTATTGTCAACCCCTGATTTAACAACTTCAATTATAGCAGCAGACTTTCCGCCTAACCATAATATATTGTCCTTAACAAGTAGCTTAGCATTCTCTTCGTTAATTGGAGCCCATAAGTCTACGCTACCATAACCGAAGAATAAATCTCCCCAAGATAACGATTTAAAGTTATTGATAAATCCTAACGGGTTAAAATCCAAGTCATATATTTCGATACCAATTTTTATATCTCTCATACTATTGGACCTCCAAATATTTATCATTGTGATAAATCCAAACTTCTAAAGAATCTAAATTAGTTTCAGCATCATATCTTAATAAGTTATCACCAACAACTAATTTCAGCCAAGAGCTGTCAAAATCTCTGTACTTGAAATAATTAAACTCTTCTCCGCTAATAGTTCCTATTATTCTTTTCTCGCCTAATATTGTTACAACTTCAATAACTTCTCCTGCAACCATAACTTTATTGAGTTTGAAAAACTGCTGTGATTTTATGTCTATTAGAATTGGATTCGTTACCGTTCCTATTGCTCTGAATACTATTCTCATTCCTACATCTACTGCGCCTTTATTTAATATATTAACAATCAAACTTGTTTGCTTTAATCCCATTATAATTCCTGTAGTTTCTGGGATTATTAAAGGAAATCTAAATTTAGGAAGAGTTCCTGCGACAGTCGTCTTTGTCTCAATTAAATTTTTAAATAAAGGGTCTGGACAAAATCCATCTATTTGAAACTTACAAACTATTTCGTTATTTTCTGCATAGTTTACTGAATACAAAATAGAACTTTCTGGCAATATTCTTAACACATAATCTTCTGTTGAAATATCAATTGCTTGCTGAGGATTAATCATCTTATTAAGAACAGCTTTTCTCTTTCTTAACTGGTCCTCCGTTACTCCTGTTACCCAACCTATAATCTTTACATTTCTAGCTTCTAAAGTAGTACCTATGACATGAACTCCAATTTGATTAACATATTTATAGGAGTGATGAGAACCTTCAACTACTCCCCAATCAATACTCTGCAAAATATAAATCGTAGCTTTCATATCCATTGGTATTTCTTCGCTAGTAATAATATTCTTTAAAACAATATTCTCAATCATTTTCACCACTCCTTTCTATTTAAAATCCTTCTGCCATATCTTTCTTAGTTTTCTTAACTTGTCTTGCACATTCCGCTTCTGTCAATTTAGCTTGAGAGTTAAATATAAAAGTATCACCGTCTGCATCTTTACCTATTACATCACTAGATTTTGGTTTCTCTTTAGTTAAAGTCTTACCATTATTTCCTACATAGCCTACACTTAAAGTCCCATCACTACTTACTTGAATACTTCCATAAGTCGTTGTTAAATCACTCATACTATCTTTGATTTTGCTAACTGCAAGTATTATCTTACTACTTAAAATGTCAAACCAATCTGTAACTACGTTGCACATTTTTTCAACATCTGAAATAAAATCAATCTGTATTTCTTTTGTAGAATCGAAGTTCAAAGCGTCTACTACTGAATCTTGAATATGACTTGAAACTGAATTCATCTTACTCATGAATCCTTCTCCAAAGCCTTGAGCTGTATATTCTCCAAGTTCCATCGTTTTCTTTGAAGGTGAGTTAATATCTAAAGCAGATTTTATTCCACTTATAATCCCACTACCAAATTCTCCGATTTTACCAAATATCCAATCTTTCATATTCTTAATACCATTCCATAATCCTTGAACTATATTAATACCTATTTGCATCATATCTTCTGGTAAACTAGCGAACTTATCTTTAATTCCTGTGACAACTTTTCCCATTTCTTCTCTTGAAGTTGTCCTCATATTAGTTCCCCATCTATAACTTTTGCTATAACTTTTTGAACCTCATCATAAATCTTTTTTGGTAAACTTTTAATTGTATCAATTAAATTAAATACGAAATCAACGGCCGTAGTTGTAGCCCAAGTTGTCATATCTTTATTCCATTGAATAACTTTATTTAAAGCTCCTGTAATAAACTCATAAACTTTACCAGGTAATGTCTTAAAGAAATCAACTACATTTGCTATAAAATCTTTACCCATCTGAATAGCTTTAACATTCATATCAATTGCCCATAGAATAATCTTTGTTAATGTATATCCTATAAATTCTCCTATTTTAGTAGGAAGAGTTGAGAAGAATCTTATAATGTTGTCTAAGAAATCTTTACCTAAATTGATAGCCTTATCATTCATATCTGAAGCCCATGTAATTATATTGCCTAATACTTTACCAGTGAACTCGGCAATCTTACCAGGAAGTTCTGTAAAAAATTTATATAACGAAGCTTTCATATCATCACTGAATTGCTTAATCTTAGCATTTGTATCTGAATACCATTTTACAACTGATTCCCAAATACTTTGAGCAGATTCATCTGAACTCTTAACTGTATCTTCATTAGCTTTTATTTGAACTCTTGCTGTATTCTTAGCTTGAGTACCCATTAAAACTGAAGCGTCATCAATAGCTCCAAAACTTTCAGTAATACTTGGTAAGTTTCCTTCTATATCAGTTGCTGTATCTGCAAAAGCCTCACTCATACTTCCCAAACTATCAATTACTGAATTACTAGACCCAGCAGAACTACTTGCTGTTTTAGCTGAAGCATCTTCTTGTGCTTTCTCTAAATTATCAATCTCAACCATAAGACTTCTCAAGGCATTCTTCTGACCTTCAACTTGAACATCCATATTGAGCATAGAACTAATCGCTTCTTGCATAGGTTCTTTCTCTGAATTAAGTCCATTAATTAAACTATCGGCAAATGACTGACCTTCATTTTGCCATAACGGATTATACGTTTGTAACAAACTAATTATTTCATCATTATTCTTTGTTATAAATAATTTTCTAGCTTCAGCCTCTAAAGATTCTTGCGTTGTTAATTCTGCAAAATGTGCAGTAATTGCAATCTTCTCTTCATTCATACTTAAAGCTTTAGCTTCTAAATCATCTTTCGCAGCAGACTTAGCAATATCTAAATCTATAGCTAACTGAACTTTCTTTTCTTCTGAACTTTTCTTTATCTCATCCATTGTTAACTTTAATGATTCTTTCTGAGCATCTCTTGATTCTAAAAGTTTTTCTCTCTCATGGTCTGATAAAGCGGAACTTAAATCTTCTTGAATAGAAAGTTTTTCTTCTGCCGTTTCTGCGGCTAATAATTGTTTATTTAACTCTGATATTTTATTTTGATACTCTTGCTCTTTTAAAGCTTTCTCTTCGGCAGCAGTTGTATTATCTAAAATATCAATCTGGTCTTGAACACCTTTTAAAAGGTCATACGCTTCTTTGTCTATGAGCTTTAATTTCTCTCCGTATTCTTTATCATAAAGAGCAATTTTCTCATTAGAAGCATCTTCTATATTCTTAACTTCGTTATCTAAAGCTCTTATTTGTATCTTCTCTTCTTCTTCATATCTAGCCTTTAGCGCAGTAGTTAAAGCAGAACCTATCTTATTAAGCGAATTCATATTCTTTTCCATAGTCTGCTTAATTCCATCAGCAACAGCTTTAACTTGGTCTAATACAGAACCTTTATTTTTCTCAATACCATTAGCTAATCCTTCATCTATATATTGCCCATACTTGTCAAATACTTTTGATGGTGAATTAATACCCAAAATACTTTTAAACTTATTCGATATACTCCTGCCTAAGTTACCTACAAAATTTACTACTTTATTAAAGCCAGACGATATACCATTTATCAATCCTGTAATTATATCTTTTCCCATCTGTAAAAATGAAGACGGTAGAATTGCAAATCCTTCAAAGAATCCTTTGACATAATTCCATATCGCAGAAAATATATTAATAAAGAAGTCTCTAAAGTTTATTAATGCTGTACCAAAGTATTTTTTAACTCCTTCAAAGTCTCCCGTAATTAATGCCCATAATCCTTTCAAAATATTAGATATGAAATCAACTACATTTCCTACAGCAGCAATCAATGGAGCTAAAGCACTTATAAACCCTTTTATCTGTCCTATTAAAAATGACCAAGCAAGAACCATTGCCGTTCCTATAATGACAAGTAAAGGCTTCAAAGCTTCCATCAAATTTTTTAATGAATCCCATAAACTACTTAACGCCGGTTTAATCGCATTCCATGCACTAACAAAAGCTTCTTTAATTTTGCTCCAAGCTAAATCCATAGCGTTTTTAAAATCTTCATTAGTTTTATACAGATAAACAATAGCGGCAGTAATAGCTCCTATCGCTAAAATAACCCAGCCTATTGGACCAGATAAAGCACCTAACGCTACTCCTATAGTTTGTATACCTGTAATTAGCATTGGTATAAAAGCAATCAATTTTCCAACTATCAATAATAGAGGACCAATAGCAGCAATCACTATCGCTAATACGATAGCATGCTCTTTTTGTTTCTGTGTCATATTATTAAGCTTATCAGCTAACTCCTGCAAGAATCCAATGAACTGTTTTATGTACGGTAGAATTATATCTCCAAGTTGAAGAGCAAATCCTTGTAATGCAGATTTAAGAATAGTAAATTGACCACCCACGTTATCTAGCATAACATCTGCCATACTTTTTGCAGCACCAGAACTTTCGTCAATCGACTTTGTTAATTTAACAAAATCAGCATCAGTAGAATTAACTATCGCTAACAGACCAGACATACCTTCTTTGCCTGCAAGCATTGCGGCATATTGAGCTTTCTGAGCTGTTGTTAATTTTGAAAACTTATCTTTAAGTTCTAACATAGTCTGACTTAAAGGTTTCATTGAGCCATCCGCATTTACAACTGAAATACCTAAGTCTTTAATGGCTGTCTTAGCTTCACCAACTGGTTTAACTAAATTAGTAAAGATATTTCTTAAACTTGAACCAGCTCTTGAAGCTTTTATTCCACTATTTGCCATTAAACCTAGAGCAACTGAAACATCTTCTACTGAATACTTTAAAGCACCAGCTACTGGAGCTACTAGTTTGAAAGTCTCACCCATTAAAGATACATTAGTATTTGAATTACTTGCTGTCTTAGCTAAAACATCTACAAATCTATTTGTGTCTTTCGCTGTCATGCCAAAAGCTGTTAATGCATCTGTTACTATATCACTTGTTGAAGCTAAATCTTCTCCTGATGCAGCTGCCAGATTCATAATACCTTCTATACCCTCTAACATATCAGTTGTTTTCCAACCCGCCATTGCCATGTATGAAAAAGCTTCTGCAGATTCTGTTGCACTAAATTTAGTTTTGATACCCATTTCTTTAGCTTTATCTGATAAATCTAATAGTTCATTTCCGACTGCTCCAGATATTGCAGATACTTTCGACATACCCGATTGAAACTTAGCCGATGTGGCAATTATACCCGTTCCTAAAGCTACAATAGGTAAAGTTACTTTCATAGTCATATCTCTGCCAGCACTAATCATACCTTTAGAAAGCGATGACATAGAAGTTTTTAACTTATCAACTTTGGCTCTTAATGTTTCTGTCGGAGCAGTAGACGATTTTGCTTCTTTTCCAAATTTATCTATATTAGCACCAGTAGTCTTAGCAGTTTTACCTAATTCTTCTATAGGTTTATCTACTTTTTTAACCGTGGCTTCTAATTTATATAATTCCTTTTCAGCTTCTAAACCACCTTTAACTAAACCAGTTGTATTCAAGTCTATATATCCAACAGCATTACCTATATTAACTGGCATGATTTCACCTCCCTATTTATAACTTTTATACAAGTCTGCAAAACTATTATATTGAACTTTGAAAGTAGGTAACTCACCATTCTCAATCTTCCCAATAATGAATGCACAAGCCTCATCAAAGCAAAAAGAAGTGTAAACATCTGCAAGACCAAGCAATTCACTTGGTCTGCATTTGTATGTATTGACCATACCTAATATACTCAATATCTTATCACTATTAACGAAAGTTACTTAACGCCTTTACACCTTCTTGGGAATAAGAGAATACGAACATCATCTGTTCATCACTCAAAACAATTCCTGCATCCTTAATTTGCTGATATGTTGGTTCTGAAAACGATGCTTCACAAATTATATCCATAACAGAAAATATGTTATCCATCATTTCACTATCATCTGTGTCCAAATTAGAGCCACCAGATTTAAACAATTCATTTGCTGAAGATAATAAAGCATTCGGTATCTTCTTTTGTTTAACTAGAGCTAACATACTAGGTCTAATCAATCTAGCATTGAACGGTTGTCCATCTGCAAAATGTGGTAAAGTAACTATCTTACCTTTAGCATAAGTCTTTAAATCTCGTATACTAGTTACTTGTATTTCTTCAATAACACTTTCCTTTTCTAACTCACTCATAATGTACCTCCGATTTTTGTATTCTCATTTTTAAAATTAAAGTTTATCTAACTCATAAAAGTTGGTAGAGCCGTTGTTGCTACGTAAGTTATTACGTACGGAGCTTCTCCTGTATTTGGAGCTGAATTAATTACATACTCTGGAACTCTAAAAGCACCGTCTTCTGAACTGAAAGCAATAGGCATACCAGTACAGTTTGGATAAGAAATCTTTTCATATCTAACTATTGAACCGCTGGCATCATATTGAGCTGAGTAAGCAGCTAAAATAAAAGGTTCAACTACATTAGATGCACCTGCTAATGGAGGTGTATAACCAACAACTAAATCTGTTTCAATTGCATCATACTCAACTACTCCACCTTGTAATAGAACAACTAAATCTGCATTAAACATATTATCTGTCAATGTAATCTTATGTCCTGTAATCGTAGAAGTTGCTGGTTTCTGAGCTCTTAAAATTCCTTTAACAACTAACTTAACTGCCGCAACTTCTTCTGTCTGAACTTCTACACCAATCTTATTAGCTGTATCAAATCCAAACTCTGGGTCTAAACCTGCAGTTATTGTTACCATAGAAACGTCAATAGTCGGAATACCACTTGCTCTTTTAATAGCTGCCATTTTAAATTACCTCCTATAATTTTTTAAAGTTTTTATACATGACGCTTACCATATTAGCATTAACGGCATCATCATAAAAGCTTGGGGTTTCATTTCCTGCCGGTTTAATCATCGGCAATAACTTTTTCATTATTTCTTTAACTTCTAAAACATATTCATCTAAATTTGCGTACATGGCTTTAGGAACATAAATCAATAATGAATAATAAGCAATATCTGTTGAAAAGCTTGTATGAGATGCTGAACCTTCATTCTTAACTACTACATATTTTTCTAAGCATTCTCCGGTTTTCATACCTGGACTATAAACCTCTATATTGTTATCTCTTAAATGTCTATATATATCTATAAATCTTGAAGTAATAATATCAGCACCTCCTATCTAAGTTTATTTAGCAAACCTTCAAAACTAGATATAACATCTGAACCTTTCAAGCGTATTGTTGGTTCTATTACTGCATATCTTTTCTCATTAGCAAGTTCTAACCATAATCCATAATCTACTCCATGAGCCAATGTGATTCTTACGCCTGTAATAGTATTATCACAAGAACCTTTTAATCTATTCTTGGCATCACTGGTTCTATCTGTCCATTTCCTAGATTCTTTCATATGTGATTCTAAAGCAGTTGCTTGTGTCTTACCTAACATTAATATGGCCATACTTAGTCTTTCTTCCATACTACGTAATCCATTCTTTATTTCTGATGTGCTAAATTTAGGAGACGCCATTATCAATCACCTCTAAACTTATATCTCCAATTATATTCCAATCAGATATATTCACCAAACCTGTTAATTTATGAACTTTGCTATTTATTATAACTTCATCATTTGTTTTCAAACTATTAGCACCTTCATACATACATAAAATCATTGGCGTTTTCTTACTTCTAGTTCTAGCAGAATCTCCTGTAGTAATAGTTACATAGCCATTCACTTCGTGATGAATACCTTTAATTACTCTCTCAATAATGATTCCGTTATCATCTTTCTCATAACTAGAGCCACCACCAAACTCATCCAGGGCCTTTCTGATGAACTTATATTCTAAACCTTGAATATCTATCATTCTTTTAATCTTATTCGATTCAAAACGTGGTGTTTTCAATGTCATTCACCCCCGAGAAGTATACCAGAGTTTCTTACTTTGTACCTAGATGCTAATCTTTTAAAATAACCAGAAGAATCAGCAGTTGATAGTCCACTTACAGCAATTGTTGAATCTTCCGATTTTATGATTAAACATTGATAAATAGTCGCATTAACATTACCATTATTTTCTTCTAAATAAAATATAATTTCATCTTCTGTAAAGAATGGAATATCTTCTTCGCGAATAATTATCTTAATTCTTTCTAAATCAGCTGTTGCCATATTTTCACCTCGAACTAATTCTCATTTTCTTCTAACCAAGATTTTACTACAATCTTAGCTTCTGCTGCTTTCTTAACTTTTGAAATATCAATAGTTTTAATTTCCGCAAACTTTCTAATCTCATCATTAGACCATTCACTAATTGGTTTTTCTAAAAGTTCTTCGACAAACATATCTTCTGTAACTTCTTTACTCTTAACTTCAACTCGCTCCGGAACTTCTTTTGTTTCTACTATAGGATAGAACCCCATAACTTTATAAATTCCTTCATAAGCTCCATTAGTAACTTTAGCTACTTGAACTCCATTAGTAATTTTAATCATATCATTGTGCCTCCTTACTTTATTTTATAACCTAAAAATAGATTAGGCCGAAATTAATCAGCCTATCTATTATGGACTAAGCGTCCTATACTGACTGCACGGTGTCCATTATGTAAACATGGTCGGCAGCTTCAAAACTTGGTAAACAAATCATTGTAACTTTCGTTTCAACATTTACTGGGTCTGCTTTTTCAATAGTTGTAACAGCTACGCCTGTATCTACTAGAGATACATTAGCAATCTTACCACCCATTAAATCTGATTCTTCTGGAGTTGTACCAAACCAAGTTTTACCAAGAGCACCACTTGGGAATAATACAAAAGTATTTTCTGGTACATATCTAACTGTTGCACCAGTTTCATCAATATATCGTTTGTCATTAAGAACAACTTGAATACCTAATTCGTCAAGTAAATATGTTCTAAGTCTAGCGTCTGAAATAGAACCAGCACCGTTAGATAGAATAAATATTTCTTTCTTAATCATATCATTTGCTCTAAGATTTCTCCAAGAAACACTATCACAAATTGCTCTAGTAACAATAACACCAGTATCAGCTTGAACAGCTTCAATAGCTAATCTAATATCTTCCATTGGGTCAGCAGTTGCAGTAGTTGCCCATGATATTGCAGCATTTCCTTTATGTCCAACACCATAATCATAATAGAAACTTTGACCATTAGATGTCATTGCAATAATACCAGTAGTAAGAGCCATCATTCTCATTCTTTCTCTTGCGGCTGAAGCACCTTCTAACAATCTAATCTCATCATCAAATACTTTATTCATGACAGCATCTATGTAAGCTGTATTACCTGTTTCGAGTACAAGATTTAACTCTTGTCTCAATTCTTCATCAATGTAAGTTGATTCCTTGAAGAATGGCATTGAACTCATCATCTTCTCAAATCCAACTCTTGCTCTAGGAATTGCAGTTACATCAAAGGCAGAAGATTTTAAAATAATTGGTAAACCTTTCGCACCCTTAAGCCACTTTAAATCTAAACCTCTTTTCTTATCTACTGGGAATAATTCTTCTCCAATAAATGGTGCTCTGTCTTGAGCTAACGTGTCCCAATAAGCTGTAAGTTCTTGGGATTTTAATAAGTCAAATATACTCATTTATTAATTCCTCCTTAAATTTTTAAACTAATCAATTCATCAAACTATGCAGTGATGAAAGTTACCTTTGCATTAAGAGCAGTTTTAACTCCCGCTACAATCAAAGCTTTTGTATCTGTTTCTAATCTATTAAGATTAACAAATCCAAAAATCAATAGAGTACCGTTTGCGGCACCTGCCGTAACATTAACATCATGTAGAACTACTCCGGTTGCGTCAGCTACGCCTGCTGCTGTAAATGCTGTTGTTCTAGCATCTAAGTTACCTGTTAAAGGAGTACCTGCTTTAATTACTTTCGTACCATCAGCTAATGTAACTGCACCTACATCTGATATTACAACACCTAATGATAATTGATTCTGAACATTAAATAGGATTTGCTTTGGAGCAGCTCCGGTAGTACTTGTTATTCCTGGTTGTCTTAACATCTTTTATTCCTCCTTATTTTGTAAAGAATGAGTTCTTATTAGCTACGCCTTTTCTTTGAGCGGCTAATCTAACTCCGATTGATTGTTCTTTATCCGTACCATTATTCTTACCACTTATATTACCACCAGTACCTTTTGTACCCGTTTTATTTTTATCATCTTGGTGGTCATCTGAACCACCTTCTGTAAAAAGAATCGGGTACTTTACTTTAATCTCTGCTAAAACAGATTTAAAATCACTGCCTTCTGTCATTTTAGCCATTGCTAATGTAATGACATCATCAACACTTGCTGGTTTCACACCTAACACCATTGCTTCAACTTTTGCTTCTGCTTTGGTTGCCCTACTAACTGCATCTATTTTAGCTTGAGATTCAGCAGCCAAACTATCAGCTATCTTCTGTGTTTCTGTTTTTTGAGATTCTTTATATTTAGTAAATTCTGAAACGGTTGTTTTCGCTTCAGCTTCATCTTTAAAACCTAAATCAGAAAATGCTGAACGTTTTCCTTGAGATTTCTCTCTTTTACTAATAGCATTAACTTCTGCCTGTGTAAATGTCTTTTCTGTGTTCTGCTCTTCTTTCTTATCTCCAGTATTCGACTGGTCATCTTTTTTCTCTTCATCACCCTCTGCAAAAAACTGCAAATTCATAGGCAAGATATTTCTACTTTCAAACTTCTTTAATTCTAAACTTTTCATATAATTCTCCTCCGCTTTAGGATACGGTACCTATATTCCTTCTATTTATTTATCGTCGCTAGTTTGGTGAACGACACATTGTGCTTAATAAGAATTTTCTCACACTTATCTATATATCTTCTTTTTAACTTTTCAACTCTCTGTAATTGTTTATCGTCAATCGGTCTATGCTTAGCTTTATTTCTTTGTACTCTTTCTAAAGCATTTTGATATTCTTTCTTAACGAGCATAGTTTCCGAATTATCTAAGTTTATCTTGTAGATGTGCTCACACTTCGGACATTCAAAGTATTTTAAGAATAACCTCTCACCATGAACCACAACTTCCGTATCTTTAATATCATCTACGGTATTTATTTTAAATTCTTCTGAACATTCATCGCATACAATTACTTTGCCTTTACTCTGCTCTTCAATGAACTTATCTTGCAATGATTTCGATACAGGATTTATTGTATTCTCATCCACTATTATTTCACCTCGTTAACTGAAATAATATCTATCTTAATACTATTCCCTTTTTCATCTAAATAACATCTGCCACTATACATTACGTTTAGCAATCTGCGTCTCTGAGCTAGCAATGAATTAATATCTTCTTCATATTTCGTCTTACCATTTCTCATGCCCATCAATATTCGATTCTTTTCATTTTTAAATATCGAAGTTGAAATAGCATCGTCTAATTGCACTATATGTTTATTACCGCAATTCGTACAATCAAAGTATGTAATAGTCAAATCTTTGCCATCACAAATAACATTCATTTCTTTAACTGTATCAATATCTAACACGTTAATTCTATTACAGTCCTTACATTTAGCTTTTAGTAAGTTCATTTTAGTTTTCTCCTTTGTTTTATCTTTATATTTTATTATATCATAAAAAGAGTAAGTTGTCTACATATATATCACTTATTTATTACTAATAGATTTTGCAAATGTATCAATATTTGGATAAGTACCATCTGGTGAGTTATACCATTTAGCTATATCATCTGTTATCTCATCCCAATCTTTGTCTATTACAGCTACCCAAGTACATAGACCCATAGGATGGTCCATTGGTAACTTGTCTTTATCAAACAGTTGTCCATCTCTATTCTTACATATTTCACAACTTCTTGCAGAGAATGCTGATAACCATTTATACTTTTCAACCCACGGATTCTTTTCAGTTGTTTCTTTAAATGATTGCTGATAAGAATGTTGAACTAACGTTCTAGCCAATCGTTGGGCATTATAGTCAATCTTCTTGGCTGTACCAGGATATACTTTGCTCCAATCCCACTTCTTAACTGCATTAGGATTAACATATTTTTCTAAGTCTTTAGCTATATCAAAAGAGCCTTTATTTTGTGCTACACCTTCTGCTATAACTGAATGAATATCTTTCATTGTCTTTTCATTAATGCCCCATATTCTTTTACTTAAACTCCAGCCAGAATCATATATTTTTCCTGTAGAAATATTCTGAACTATCTGATTTGGCAGATGCATCCAAGCTTCATCTATCTTCATACCAACTTTAGTAATCCATACATTAGAATCTTTGATTACAGCCTCTGCTGTAGCCGTCATAGTAGCCTTTATATTCAACCCTAATTGAATACTTAACTTATCATACTCTTTCTTCAATATAACTTCTAATTCATTAAGATACTGTTGTCTTAACACTGAACTAATATTATCTTTACCTTGCAAAGCAGCAGATTTTCTTACTATACTTTTAGCAGCTCTCTTGTACATCATTCTTACTTCATTAGTTTGCCTTTTTGTTATCTCATTTCTAGCCTTCTCTGCTGACTTGATTGACAAATCTGCTCTAGCCATTCTACCACCTCCTAATCCTGTAATCTAAAATAGAGGAGCTTTCGCTCTCTCTATTCTTGTTTTAATTAATTGAACTGTATTAACTCTATAAATGTTGCTGATTCAATAATTACTTCAACCGTAATATCTTCTGATAAATCTATATCTGGGTCCATTTCTGGATTTCTTACTAGCATATAATGAACTACATCATCTTGCTCATATCTACTCATTTCAATTGTTAAGCTATTATCTGGGTCATCTTTATTTGTAAAGTCTGCTTTGAACTTAGCACCTGAATTATAAATATCTGTCATTTGTTTTGCACTAATTATTATCATTGTTTTCTCCTCTGAGCGATTTATGATAGCAAAGGAGCCGAAGCTCCCAGCTTGTTATTTAACTGATTTTACTATTTCTTTAATTGATTCTAAGTTGTATATTTCTTCTTCGTCTAATTCACTTTCGTCAATTCTTGCTGATACTGTAATTTCTTTTGTGTCATTTTCAAGAACTACTTCTACTAACTCATTAAAAGCGATTGTTATTGAATTGTATTTATCAGCACAATATACTAACTGATTTTCTATTCTATCTAATGGATATACAGAACAACCAAATTCTGCTAGCATATTACGTACTTTTCTGATTTTTAATTCATCTTCTTTGTTTAAAACGTTTTCCATTTTGTACTCCTCTAAGTGATTGATTTATTTAAGTTGTATTTAACTTATGATTAATTATAACATTAATAATGGCAGTTGTCAACATATATTTGAAAGTTTATGCATTATTTGCTAAGTCAGTAAATATTGTCCTATTCCACAATATTAACTTCCACCACTACAGGATGTAATACAAGCAAAACTTCGTCAAAATCTTCTTGTGTCAATTTACCAGCTACCAGAAAGAAATTAGCTTGCAACTCTATAAAATCATTCTCTGCAAATGGAGAATCATTCTGTATTGCTTTTAATAATAATTCTTTAATCATTTTAGTGTCCTCCTACTATTAGTCTAGCTTCATGGTTGAGTAGCATAGCAACTGTAAATCCATTAAGTTCTGATACATCTTTGCTCAAAGCCTTAATCAACTTCACATTACCTGATATGGTCGCCCCTAAACTCATAGGATAACTATAATTCAGCGTTGGCGTTAATCCTTGGCTTGTTTGTATCGGTGTGTACACTACTTCATAAAGCTCATTAATTAATGCACCCGAGATTGTAATTATAGTTGTGCCTGTCGTATGAGTGTAAGGCGTAATTGATGTGCGTGTAATCCCATCTACCTTAGTGATTGATTCAATGCTTGCTGTTGCAACTGCTAACGTCAATCCACTGTTGTAGGCAATTAGT